AGATAGTCAAGGTAACAAAGCACTAAGATTAGCATTACAAACTAGAGAACAACATATAAGAAGAGATAAAGCAACAAGTAATATTTGTACTGCACAAGCTTTACTAGCAAATATGGCAGGATTCTATGCTGCATATCATGGTGCAGAAGGTCTTAAAATTATTGCAAATAGAATACTGAGATATAGAGAAACATTAAAAACAGCATTGAAGTGGTGTGGTATTATGGTTGATGATGAAGAAGGTTTTGATACGATTAGATTTAAAAGTCTTAGACCTATTACAGGTTTCAATGCCTTATATGAAGATGATCATATTATCTTATCATTAGATGAAACCACCACACTCTCAGATCTTGCTAAAATTGTTGCAAGTCAAGTTGACTTTGATCATAGTCCAGAAACAATAAAACATGTTTATAATTGTATACAGGGTGATGAGGTAAAAGGATATAACTGGAAAAATACTTCGAGAAGAACTAAACCTTGGTTGCAACAAGAGGTGTTTAACAAATATCAAAGTGAAACCAATATGATGAGATATATTAATGAGTTAGTATCTAAAGATTTTTCGTTAGTAACTGGTATGATGCCACTTGGTAGTTGTACTATGAAATTAAATGCAGCATCAGAGTTGATGCCTGTATCGTGGGAAGAGTTTGCAAACATACATCCTCATGCACCTAAGAATCAAGTAGAAGGATATGAAATTATTATCGATAATTTAAAAAAATGGTTATGTGATATTACAGGTTTTGCTGATATAAATCTACAACCAAATGCTGGTTCTCAAGGAGAGTATGCTGGTCTATTAGCAATACAAGAGTATCACAAAAGTAATGGTGATACAAAGAGAAATGTATGTCTGATTCCGACAAGCGCTCATGGAACAAATCCTGCTAGTGCAGTCATGGCTGGTATGAAAATAGTTCCTATCAAATGTGATGATGAAGGTAACATTGATATGATGGATTTAGAGAAACAAGCAATAATGAATACATTTGAGTTGTCTTGTATTATGATTACATACCCATCGACTCATGGTGTCTTTGAACCTACTATCAAAGATATCTGTAGAATCGTTCATGAGAATGGTGGTCAGGTATATCTTGATGGTGCAAATATGAATGCCCAAGTTGGTCTTGCAAAACCATGTGAGTATGGTGCCGATGTATGTCATTTGAATTTACATAAAACATTCTGTATTCCTCATGGAGGTGGTGGGCCTGGTGTAGGCCCAATTGGTGTTGCATCACATCTTACACCATTTATAAATCAGAAAGTATCTGCAGCAGAATTTGGTAGTGCAAGTATCCTTCCTATTAGTTGGATGTATATAAGAATGATGGGTGGAGAAGGACTCAGAAAGGCAAGTGAAGTATCTTTATTATCTGCAAACTGGTTAGCACATAAAATTGATCCATATTTTAAAGTATTGTATAAAGGTAATAATGGAAGAATTGCTCATGAGTGTATTTTTGATTGTCGTAATTTACCAGTAACAGCAGAAGATGTTGCAAAGAGATTGATGGACTATGGATTTCATGCACCTACATTATCATGGCCAGTTTTAAATACAATGATGGTTGAACCAACTGAATCAGAATCATTAGATGAGTTACAAAGATTTGCAGATGCTATGGAAAAAATAGGAAGAGAAATCTTTACTCTTCCTGAGATAGTTAAAAATTCTCCACATACTGAATCAGAAATTTGTGGTCAATGGGATTATCCATACACAAGAGAGGAAGCATGTTTTCCTAATCAACCAAAGAAAAAGTTTTGGCCAGCAGTATCAAGGATCGATAATGTTTATGGTGATCGTAATCTAGTATGCTCTTGTTCAGATTACTTTAACCTAAATAAGGCTGGATAGGAAAAAATTATGGCAGAAGTAAAAGAAAAACCAAAAGGTCCTCTTGGTAAACTCAAAGAAGTAGCTGAGGATAAAGAGGAACAACTTCAATACTTAGCTACACTCATAAGAGTGATAGTACTTGTGTGGTCCGCAGGGATCTTAACTTTAAATTATGTTAAAATACCAGGCTACGAGAGAGGAGAGAGAATTGATCCGACATTTATAGCTTCGGTCTTCACAGGAACTTTAGCTACCTTTGGCGTAGCTGCTGGTGGTAAGAAAAAGAATGGTGCTGATGGTGGTAGTGCTAACATATCTAAGAAAGATATGGAGTTTCTTATTGCTAAGGCATCCGAGACTGCTCCTGCTCAAACCATCAGGATTGAATCTGGTCCTGTTAAGATAGTACCTGACTCAACTAAAAGTTAATAAATGATTCTTGAAATTGATCAAGGTCTTTATACTTTTCATATATTTTTCCCACATCTGGTTCAGTCGTTCTAGACTTCCATAGTTGACGAAGAATAATTTTCATTTCACCGATTGGCACTTTTACACATGTGTCATCGGTGTTTTTTGATTTCCAGATAGTCATCGTCTTAAGAGTTTTTGAATTGGAACTTGTCTAATTTTATCTATAACATCAGTCTCTACTCTTTCTGCTATTCTTTCAAGAATATCAATATCTATATTTAAAAATGGTGGAATAATTCCTAATAGTCTTAGTAATCCATCTACAAACAATGCTAGTGCTGTAAAACCTAAGATCATAGAAATAACTGTTGCATCTCTATTATGCTTACGCATTGACTCTTCATCAATACGTCTTGCTTCTTCTAATGCTTCTGCTATTAAAGTATCAACTTCTTCTTTGGTGTATGTATCACGACTAGTTGACATGCTTTTTATATCTTTTGAAAAATCAGTGATGGGAAACTCTCTGATTATTGTTTCTAACATCGTCATGTATTTTTTATATTTAATTTATTATGACATACTTATTTTTTTCTGTCAATTAGAGCTATATATTATTGCCAGTATTCGTCTAATACATCAAAAGTTCTATTGAGATAGTCATTTGCCCCTACGCAATACCCTTCATTCTTTTCTCCTATCTCACACTTGTAGTGTAGTTCTCTTTTGAGTTGCATGAGTCTGTTGGTCATGGCGACCTTATCTAATCTGCCGTTCATTTCAATCCTCCTTTATAACATACTCACAAGAAAGAGGACTAGCCTTCATCTCAGGCAAGTCCTCTTTTGCTTGTTTAATTGCAGTATGTACGTCATCTGCATATTCACAGATTTCGTAATAATGATTAAGTTGGTCAACATAACCTACTGTATAGTGAGACATCATAATCTCTCTCCATATTTAAAAGGTATTTATTGCAACTTATTGGTATTATTAGATTTTTATGTTCAAATCATAAAAAATCTTTCCTTGCATGATGCTCAGGAATTACCTTAGAAACGTTGACAGTTAGTAATCCATCTTGGAATTTAACGTCTTTTACTTCTACATCATCAGACATACGCCAAGATCTAGTGAAAGACCTTTGTGCTAAACCTTGATGATAAAATGTATCTTCTTCTTCTTTTGATTCAACCTTTCCTTCTACAATTAATTTACCATGTTCAGTATAAACTTTAACTTCTTTCTTTTTGAATCCTGCTAGTGCAATTTCTAGTCTAGACTCAATGTTGTTTACATGAACAATATTGTAGGGTGGATAATTAGTTGTTGTTGTGTTATAAAACTGATCGAAATAGTTATCCATTCCGAAACTATTCTTTAGAATAGTATCCATCAATTCTGGCAAGTCGGCAGAATGATATTTTGCTAGTTTTCCCATAGTTCTCCTTAAATAAGCGAGGGTTAATTTGTGATCCCCGAAGGCAATCACCATTATTTATACCACATATGTCACATTTTAGTATAGGGTAATACACCCTTTTTTGGTACGGATAATACCTAAAATATTCTAAGTATAAATACAGCAGGAGTCTCTATCGAAAGATAAAGTAATGAAAAAATTTATACCTATCATAATGCTTTTGATTTCGGCACCCGCTAATGCTGATATCACACACAAGCTTTCTAGCAGTGTGCAATTGACTGTCGATGCTGCTGCTACAAACGTACAGCGCATGGGAAATACATATAGTGTATCTGGTAATAATGTTACCACACAATACACTCCTGATGGTGGATCAGCAACCAACTCAATTGGTGCTATGACTATCAGTTCAGGCGTTGGATCAGTTCCAGTTTTATCAGCCGTTCAGGCCACTGCTGGAGAAAGTTTCAGCTTTACACAATCCTTTACTCAGGGCGATGCTTTAGTAACATCTGCTCCTAGTGTAGGTGCAGTAAGTGCTTACTCAAATCAAACAAGTACTGCGGTTGGCGTTGCTGGTTCTTTAGCTGGTACTATTGATTCAAGTTCAACAATCGGACTAACTGCTGGAGGCGGCGGTACGAGTGCTGTTGGACAATTTGTTAGTGAAATTAGTGTGAACTAATGATTAACGATTTCTTAGACAACCTTGCTGCAAAGCAGTATTCAAAAATGCACAATGAAAAACAACAAGAAATATGCTCTGGTTGTGGTTGTGTCTGTCCTTGCGAATGTCCCGACTGCGATGTCTGTTCCTGTGGTGCCTAACTTCACTCAGGGCTCGATGACTAGCCAGACGACTACTGAGAGCACAGTGACAGAAACTATTAATTCAATTGATTATCGTACAGGATGGGAATACACAGTAACAGGTTCGGGCATCAAAAACAATGGAGCCGCATTGAATCCGCCCGTAACAACCTCAACAGTGACAGTGACACCTTCGTCAGCAACAACTTCAACAAACGGCACAACAATAACAGGAAGCGTAACAAGTTCCTACGACAGTTTGGATTTCTCAACAATGGATGCTTTTCAGTTGAACAATCCAGGCGAAGCGTTTCAGTTTACTCAAAGCTACAGTGGCCCTGGCATGACAAATCAAACAGTCATTCAAAGAGTAACAACCATAGAAAGCGTAACAAATACAACAAGTACCTTTACACAATAGCAACTGTAGGTTCTCTTCTATCACCAAATGTAGCATTAGCTGAAGGTGTAGGAGGAGTTAGTGCTACAGCAAATCCAATTGCAAACTCAAGTGGCTCAGTAACCAATCAGGCCATTCAGGTCCTACAGGGCCCATATATAACTAATACTTATGGTAACGGAGTACAATGCCAAGGAAGTACTTTAAACGTTACTCCATACTTACAATTTTCAGATAGTAGAAAACATCCTTGGGAAGATTTTTATCAAGAGCCTCAATATAATACAACAGATATAGAAGGTAGAACAGTAGAACAAGTAATCACAGTTCAGAACTATCCTTGGGAGACATGGTATGATACCAGAACTAAGGATGATGGTAGTAGATGGTTTGAAGATGGTGCTGATATGGAAATAACAGTTGATGTACCAGCTGGAGATGGTATACCTGATGCTGTAGAAAACGGTCAACTTGAACCAATTTGGTATAAACCGATTAGAACAGATATGAGAGCAAACCAATCATTTAACGTTGGTGTTTCTGCAACTCTTTCTATACCATTGAACAAAAAATTAAGAGACTTGTGTGAACAGGCTGCACAAGCACAAAATGATTATCAGATTCAGTTGACATCTAACAAGAGATTAGACTTTGAGTTAGCTCGTCTTAAGAACTGTGGTGAACTTAAAAAAGCTGGCGTATTTTTCCATCCAGCATCGCCTTATCATAGTATATGTGCCGATGTCGTAGTAACAGCTCCTGGCGGAACTGTTATGCCTCATACTCACAATTTACCTAAACCAAATTGGGTAGACCCTACTTCTTCTTCTGAGGTTTTAAAGGAGGAAGACCTTTCTTCAAACGGTACTGGTTTGAAGCCAATACAGATCGGGATAGTCGATCCGTAGGTTTTCCAAACTTCTTTTGAATCTTAGACATACCTTGTTTAATTACAGGTTTAAAAACCCTTAGTAGTAAATCTGCTAGGGGTTTTGCTAGCAATGCAGAGGTTGTAGCAACAACAGCAATGGTTGCTGTAGTAGATACTGCTGGAACACTTGGTAACATTTTCTCTACAGATCCAATGTCTTCCCATAAGGTTACACAAATTTTAGCTCCATCAGGATTATTTTTATCTATTTGTAATTCATATCCAGATACTTTTTCTGTTTGTGCAGTATTTGTATCTCCAATTCTCATTGAATTGGGTGGAGGACAGTCTGGATCTTCTGGTTTTTGTTCTGGTGTTGAAGGAGGTTCTGGCGTTTCCAGACCACTTGTATCAGGTTCGACTGGAACACCTTCATCAACTTCCTCTTGATCTTGATATACCGTCTGCCAAGTTAATTCTCTTGCATCATATTCTGGTGCAGTATAGTAAGGAGCTCCAGCATCACATAATGTGGTCTGTCCTTTTGGATCATCATTTACAAGTTGTTTATTTTTATTTCTATTGATTGCATTTTCTTTATGTACTGAAACACAGCCTGGTATATTTACAATTGGTTTACCTATAAAAGTTGTAACTGGAACAACTGGTGGTATTGCTTGAGGAGGGTTAGTAATCCACATCCGACTATCAGCCACAGTAATAGTATTGATACCAATCTGTCTGATTGGTATACCGTTAATTCTTATGATTGGGATACTACTTTGTATCTGTTGTATCTGATTAATCGGATCTGGCATGTGCTTGCTTGTGACCTTCCACAATTGCATCAACTATAATTTTCTTTAGTTGTCTGCTTTTCTTTCTTCCAAGACCAACACTTGCATCAATTTTTACTTTAACCCAATAAAGTCCAATAAGAACTAGGGTAAATGGAATTGCATCTTCCCATGAGATTTCGTTCCATGCGTCTACTACGTTTAATACTGAGAAATAATCCATTATTTTTGAGGAATTTGATCTTTATAATTTTGAGGATTTGGATTCCCTCTTACAGGACCACTGTTGTCAGGCCATCCATTGACGAGTTGTTTATAAATTTCTTCAGCAACAACTTGTCTGATTTGTTCTATTTGTGCATCTTGCCTCTTTTGAGGTCCACCAGATTGTTGGTCGATGACATGATTGCCACCGACAAACGCACCAGTTCCTAGCACTGCCACTGCTGTACCAGTTGTGGTTATTTTCTGAATATCCATCTATTCTACTTCTTCAATACATGCTTCATTTAAGTCTTGAGCCATATTGCCTCCAACTTCAGCACCTTTATTTCCACCGAACATTGCAACCCATCCAGCAGCAACCCATCCTACGAATGGTATTGAACTTAGAGTTGGTGCAGCAGCTGCTCCGACACTAGTTCCTACTAGACGACCAGTTCCTTCTGCTCCTCCGATTGCTTTGATACATTCTTCAGTTTTAGAACTTATTCCTTTCCCATCAACATTCTTTAATGTAGCTGGGTCTTGCCATGATCTATGATTAGAGACTGGGCCTCCTTGATTAATCTGACCATCCATAAAGTATTCTTCTGTAACCTGAGTTGTATTGGTTGACAGTCCTAAGAATCCTGCTTTCTTTTTAATATCTTTAGTAATAAATGCAGTCTTTGGATCGTTTGCTGAATAGCTGATCTTATATCCATTTTCACTTGATGATATTACATAGGAAGTATATGGTCCTACAGGAGGTTGTATGACTGGGAATTTTGATTGTTGTTTGGTTGCAAGTAGCCCTATCATTCCGACATGTGATATCCCAAAGATACCACCAAGTCCTAGAGCAAACCATTTAGAAAAATTTATTTTTTTCTTTGGTTTTACTTCAGTACCAAACATTGATTCTTCTTGATTCATTGTCCTAGACCAAGATCAGGCATCATGCCTGGTGATGTTTGTGGTGCTAAATCTGGAGCTCCTAAGTCTGGAGCAAGATCACGCAATGGAGATGTAGCTCCACTAAATCCACCAGTTCCTAAACCGATACTGCCGATTGCTTTTTGTTTGATGTCCTCTATGATGGCATCCTTTTGTGTATAAACATATATACCACCGCCAACAACGGCAAGAGATACAACGCTAGACGCAATAGCAAGTACATTGACAATTTTCTGCATAACGTTTATAATACATAACATAACTAATCTATATATACAATGAAAAAAAGTAAGTTAAAAGAAATTTTTACTAGACTTAGAACTTGTATTGATGATCTTGAAGCAGAAATTTATTCTGATAAAGATTCTTACTTAAAAGAATATGAACATCCTTGGGATAGGCATATGAAAATAGGACTAACTAGTAATGACGATGATGATGGTTATCCTGATTAATTATGTGGTATACTTTATTTTGGACAGTATTGATAATGTATCTTTTGATTCGCATAGGAGTATTTAAAAAATGAATACTCAAGGCATGTCATATGGAGAGAGTAAAGGTGAAGGTAGATCTCTTCAAGAACAACGTGATGCTATCAAACCAATGCAAGTCAATAAAATGAATCTTATATCTGACTTACTCAAGGTAGAGTTAAAACAACTTATCAATGAAGTGTTAGATGAAAGAGAACTAAAAAAGAAACTTGAAGGTCCTTACGACTTTCCAGAAGATGAAGACGATGGTTTAGATTATGAGGATGAATGGCTTTATAGAGGAACGTATTAAATTATACACTTGCATAAATAACTATGTCATGATATAATGACATTACGTTCATCCGAATGATAGAAATCACACTACTGGCATCACTTCTAGTTGAACATAACGCTTCCCATTGGGAAATGTCTTGTTCAGATTGGAATAAGAACAGAATAGAGATACTTAGCGATAAGAATCTTAACTCTGATGCTCACGAGTATCTTATAGATTACTTGAGAACTAAAGTGTCAGACGACTGTGATGCTTATATCATTGGACGCAAGTAAGCCGACTCGGAACGGATTCGTTCATCCTCATGTATAGTATTTTAATGAAATTAGTATTACTCGGTGCTCCACTTAATTGTGTGGAAGCCAATGAGTTGCTATCTTTAGTTGAACCATTTGACCCTAACAGGTTAGAGATGACTAGAATAATTATTGCACATACTGATCCAGTATGTTTTGAGGACGCAAAAGCCGACTGAAGGAACGGGGCTACAATCCCAACTACTTTAGGAGAAAAACCGATGGCAAAAGTCACATACCGTGGTGTTGTATATGACACCAACAACAAAACAGCTCAGCAGAAAAAAGAGGTCGAACTAACATATCGTGGTATCGCTCACACTGCTAAGTGATTGTTACAGCAGAGATAATGATAGCAGCTGCTATCTTTCTCACAATCATATCTGCTGAGGTACAGTTACTTTATAGAAAGTAACAGACAATCAAGACCCCAACAGGGGTCTTTTTTTATGAGTAAAAATACATAATTGCGATATGTTAAAATCTTTACCTATTTCTTGATTTCAAAATATAAATAATTTCAGAATTAGGGATAGCAAGATGCACCAAAATTCTTAGATCATGTAAACCTTAGTGCGGAGGTAAAATGCACAATATCATTTCACAAAACAAACTGGCATCATGGAATCATAACGACAACCGTTATGCCTATTCAGAAGAAAATAAAATACTAGATGATTACTATGAGTGCATAGTGGAATGTGTGGATGATCAATCAAGCTGCAAACGTATATGTAGGGAGTTACTGATGTAAAGAAAAATTACATTTCTTGGGAGGGGTTTAATCCCCTCCTTTTTTTATGTGTTGATTTGTGTGGGAAATTGGACAAGCTGTATAGTTTATGATATACTAAAAACAAAAGACCTTATAAAATAGTATGTTAAAAACGAACACTATGAAAATCTTTCTTGATTCAGCTGATACTAAAGTTTTACATGATGGATTTCTAACTGGTCTTATAGACGGCATTACAACTAATCCTACACTCATACGAAAGAGTGGTAGAGATCCAGAAGCTGTTTATCAAGAACTTAAAGACATTGGATACTCAGACATTAGTATGGAAGTCGTTGGAGATGGTGATGATATGTTTGAAGAAGGTACAAGACTCTATTCTAAATTTGGAGATTGTGCAACTATTAAAGTTCCCTGTACACCTGATGGATTATATGCTTGTAAAAAATTAGCAAGAAAATTAATTAGAGTTAATGTAACTCTTATATTTTCACCATCACAAGCAATACTTGCTGCAAAAGCTGGTGCAAAATATGTTTCACCTTTTGTTGGTAGAGTTGATGATAATTCATTTGGTGGTTTATGCCTTGTAAAAGATATATCAAATGTTTATATGAAACAAGGTTGGTATGAAACAGAAATTCTTGCTGCATCTATTCGTAACGTAAGAGATGTAAGTAGAGCATTTGAGTATGGTGCAAATATTTGTACAATACCTCCTACAGTATTTCATAAGATGTATAATCATGTTCTTACAGATCAAGGATTAGCACAGTTTGATGAAGACTTTAAAATTACTCAAAAAATGATAGGAGGTTAAATGGGATTACCAGACAGATCACAAAAAGTATTTGATAAAGTTGTAGAGTGGGATAGAAATCTTGCTAAAAAATTTCAAAATAAATTTAATCTTACCGATTATCAAATGTTATGTATAGCGTTCGCTAAAGGTTTTATTATAGGAGCAATACTATTATGACTGAATTATTAATTCTTTGTGCTACAATGTTAGCAGTTAGTTATGGACTTAAAAAATGGAGACACCTTTGATAAGAATTTTTGTTTTATTAACTTTAGTATGGGGAGTTCTAATCGGATTACCAAAATTTGCTCATGCAAATCATTTACCTGTGATGTATGTGCAAGTACCTCAGTGGGCAGATGATTGGGCAGTTTGTGCTGTAGATATACCTGATGCTAAATGTCACTGGTATATTGTTTCTCCTGATAATACATTCGGTGAAGGATTTGATTGGGAAACAGCACCTTGGTTTGATGCTAACGGATTAAATGATGTAGCACCGATGCAAGAAAAAACAGTATTACAAAAATTACAAGACAAACAATGAGTGACAGTGAAGCAGTGCTAAGAATTATAGCACACAATTTAAAAGGAACATTAGAAAAACAAGAGGGATGTGATTCAGTTGGGAATCAATGGAAACAATATATAATCACATATGATAAAAAAAACAAGCTTGACAAAGCTTGATAGATAATCTATAATAAAGACAGTTTTGCCATAAACATGAATATACAGGTAATTCAGCTAGTATCTGGAGATCACATAATAGCTGATGTAGAACAGTTAGATGAAGAACCAAATTGTTACCTCAAGGATGCTTATCTTATCAAAGAAGATGGTACTCTTGTAGAGTGGCCTTTGTATTCTGCTGAAAGAGGTGCTCTTATATACTCAACTCAGATCGTAACAATTTCAGAACCAAATTCAGAGATAGTAAAGAAAATACCTTCATGAATTTTTATACAAACGTACAGCTTGTAGGCAACACGATTCTATATCGTGGGTATGAGGGTGGAGAGAAAGTGACTCATCGAGATTCATTTTCTCCTACTCTTTTTGTTTCTTCTAAAAAAGAAACCAAATACAAAACGCTTGATGGTAAATGTGTAAAACCAATTAAGTTTGACTCAGTTCGTGATGCTCGTGACTTTGTAAAAAAGTATGATGACATAGATGAATTTGAGGTTTTAGGATATGAAAGATTCTTGTATCAATATATCTCTGATAAGTATCCGCCTGCTGAACTAAAATTTGATATGTCTGTAATGAATATCATTTCTTTGGATATTGAGGTTCAGTCTGAAAATGGATTCCCTGATGTAGAAAGTGCATCAGAAAAATTACTTTGTATTACTGTCAAAGATTTTAATACAAAAAAGTTTATTACATGGGGTGTTCGTGAGTATGAAAACAAGCGTGATGATGTTACATACATCTTATGTGAAGATGAGCATTATCTTCTATTGAATTTTTTACAATATTGGGTAGAGAATACACCTGATGTAATTACAGGATGGAATGTTTATTTGTATGATATTCCATATCTTGCTAGACGTATCAATCGAGTTTTAAGTGAGAAACATAAGAAGTCTTTATCTCCTTGGAATTTGATTCAAGAAAAAGAGATTTATATTCAAGGTAGAAAGAATCTAGCATATGATATTGCTGGTGTTTCTTGCTTAGATTATCTTGATTTGTATAGAAAGTTCACTTATAGTAATCAAGAGTCTTATAGACTTGATCATATTGCAATGGTCGAACTAGGTGAAAAGAAACTTGATCACTCTGAGTATGAAAACTTCAAAGATTTCTACACACAGGATTGGCAGAAGTTTGTAGATTACAACATCCATGACGTTGAACTTGTTGATCGTATGGAAGACAAGATGAGATTGATTGAATTATGTTTGACGATGGCATATGATGCCAGACAAAACTATGAGGATGTATATTCACAAGTTAAAACGTGGGATAATATAATATTTAATTTTCTAAGGAAAAAAAATATTGTAGTTCCAGCAAAAATATCACATAAAAAGGAAAGAGCTTATGCAGGGGCCTATGTTAAAGAACCGAAGCCTGGACGCTATGATTGGGTGGTCTCTTTTGACCTTAATAGTCTGTATCCTCATCTCATTATGCAGTACAATATCTCCCCAGAAACCCTCAGAGAGACTCGACATCCCACTGCGAGCGTTGAAGGGATCTTGAATCGAGATGTATCTATTGATGGAAAGTATGCTGTATGTGCCAACGGTGCTCAGTATCGTAAAGACATAAAAGGATTTCTTCCAAAACTTATGTCAGATATGTATAATGATCGTGTCATCTACAAAAAGAAAATGATTACTGCAAAGCAACAGTATGAGAAGACTCCTACTAAAGCTTTGGAAAAAGAAATTGCTAGATGTAACAACATTCAAATGGCAAAGAAGATTTCTCTTAACTCTGCTTATGGTGCGATTGGTAACGAATATTTCCGTTACTTCAAACTAGCAAATGCTGAAGCGATTACTCTATCTGGTCAAGTTTCGATTCGATGGATAGAGAATCGCATGAACAAATATTTAAACAAAATTCTTAAAACGGATGATACTGATTATGTTATTGCTTCTGATACTGATTCCATCTACCTTAATTTGGGTCCTTTGGTTCAAACTGTATACAAAGGGAGAGAGGTCTCTAATGAAAAGATTGTTTCTTTCCTCGATAAGGTGTGTGATCTGGAATTGGAAAAATATATTTCGAGTTCTTACCAAACGTTGGCGGACTATGTAGGTGCTTATGATCAAAAGATGTTCATGAAACGTGAGAACATTGCTGATCGTGGTATCTGGACTGCAAAGAAAAGATACATCTTGAATGTCTGGGATAGTGAGGGTGTAAGATATGAACAACCAAAGATGAAAATCATGGGTCTTGAAACTGCACGTTCATCAACACCAGCATATTATCGTGATAAACTCAAGAAAGCTTTCAAGATTATTATTGACAAATCGAATGATGATCTGATATCATTTATTGAGAATGTCAAAAAAGAAACAAAAGAAATGGAGATTGCTGATATTTCATTTCCAAGAGGATTGAATGGATTGGGTAAATACAAATCCAGTTCTGATATGTATGCAAAAGGAACTCCGATTCATGTTCGAGGAGCAATCTTATACAATCATCATGTGAAGAGATTGAAACTTACACATAAGTATCCTTACATACAGGAAGGAGAAAAGATTAAATTTGTTTATTTGAAGAAACCAAATCCGATAGGAGAAAATGTTATCGCATATCTTCAAACTTTGCCAAAAGAATTTAATCTACAAAAATACATTGATTACAATTTACAGTTTGAGAAAAGTTTTTTAGAACCATTAAAGAATGTTGTTGAAACAATTGGATGGATGGTTGAAAAGAAAGGCACACTTGAATCATTTTTCGTATAGGAGGTTATTATGTCATTTGTAAAATCAGTTATTAAAGAAATCGACAATGAGTTTGCATCAATAGCAGACGAAGGTATATCGGCAGGAGATTGTGATTCTTTTGTTGATACTGGTTCTTATATTTTTAACGCTTTAGTTAGTGGTAGTATCAAAGGTGGTTTACCTTCTAACAAGATTACAGCTTTAGCTGGAGAGTCATCCACAGGTAAAACATTTTTTGCTTTATCTATTGTTAAAAATTTTCTACAACAGAATCCAAAAGGAGAAGTAATATACTTTGAATCTGAATCAGCTATTACAAAAAATATGTTGAGTGAACGTGGTATAGATGTCAAACGTCTTGGTCTAGTTCCTGTAACTACAGTTCAAGAATTTAGAACACAAGCAATTAAAGTTGTAGATGAATATACAAAACTTAAACTAGAAGATCGACCACCATTAATGTTTGTATTAGATTCTCTTGGAATGTTATCTACAACAAAAGAAGTTGAGGATGCTTCAGCAGGAAAAGAGACTAGAGATATGACAAGAGCTCAGATAGTCAAATCAATTTTTAGAATCTTATCTCTTAAATTAGGTCAAGCACAGATTCCTCTAATTGTCACAAACCATACATATGATGTAGTGGGGTCATACATGCCAACCAAAGAAATGGGTGGTGGATCAGGACTAAAGTATGCTGCATCGACTATAATATATCTCAGTAAGTCAAAAGAAAAAGATGGTACTGAGGTAGTTGGAAATATTATAAAGTGTAAAACATTCAAATCTAGATTTACAAAAGAAAACTCACAGGTTGCTACTAGATTGTTCTATGATGAAAGAGGATTAGATCCTTATTATGGACTTCTAGAATTGGGTGAGAAGTATGGAGTGTTTACAAAATCTGGAAATCGTTATAATATGGGTGAGAAAAAAGTTTACCCTAAAGAAGTGCTAAAGAACCCAGAAGTTTATTTCACACCAGAAGTTATGCAGGCTTTGGATGAGTGTGCTAAAAAAGAATTTAGTTACGGATCATTTGTATGAAAATAGAAACTAAAATATTATCTCATCTTGTATATGATGAGAAGTATCTCAGAAAAGTTTTGCCTTTTATCAAAGATGTTTACTTTGAAGTCTTAACTGAGAAAATTATTTTTCAAGAGATACAACAGTACATGAATAACTATGATGGTTTACCATCAGCAAATATATTACAAATAGAAGTAGAAAAAAGAAAGGATATATCAGAGGAAATATTTAAAGAATCAGTCGATCTCATACAAAGCTTTCGAGAAGAAAAAGTTGATCAAGAATGGTTGTTAGATACAACTGAGAAGTGGTGTAAAGAAAGAGCAATTTATCTTGCACTTATGGAAAGTGTAAAACTTGCAGATGGTAGAGATAAGACAAAAAATCGTGAAGCAATTCCTTCTATTCTTTCAGAAGCACTAGGAGTATCTTTCGATGATCACATCGGTCATGACTATCTACAGGATGCTGAAGAACGATTTGAGTTCTATCACAAGAAAGAAGACAAGATTCCATTTGATTTGGATCTCTTTAACAAGATTACAAAAGGTGGTCTTCCTAACAAGACTCTCAATGTTGCTCTTGCAGGCACTGGTGTGGGCAAGTCTCTTTTTATGTGCCATTGTGCTAGCTCATGTTTGTCTCAAGGTAAAAATGTTTTGTACATTACTTTGGAAATGGCGGAAGAAAAGATAGCAGAAAGAATTGACGCCAATCTTTTAGGAGTAAATATTAAAGAACTTACTGATTTACCAAAATCATTATTTGAAACTAAGATTGGAAAAGTTGCAAAGAAAACACAGGGTACTTTAATTATCAAAGAATATCCTACAGCATCAGCACATGCTGGACATTTCAAAAGTTTGTTGAGTGAATTATCAATTAAGAAAGGATTTGCACCTGATATAATATTTGTAGATTATTTAAACATCTGTTCATCATCTCGTTACAAAGGAACCATTGTCAATTCTTATACGTTCGTTAAAGCGATTGCGGAGGAGCTTCGTGGTCTTGCTGTCGAGTCTAATGTACCGATTGTTAGTGCTACTCAAACTACTCGTTCTGGTTATGGGTCTAGTGATATTGATCTTACTGACACATCAGAATCTTTCGGACTCCCTGCTACTGCTGACCTTATGTTCGCTCTCATATCTACTGAGGAGTTGGAAGA